CCATTACAGTAAACATTACCTTGATGAAAACAGGAGCGGGTGGTTGGCTTGTTTCAAACGATATGGACTTAGACAACTACGCTAAGTACAGTGAGGGTGAAACGGTTATTAACAACATTCTGAAAGAATATGATGAAGAAATTTCTCGTAGACCGAAAGGTTTTGAAGATTCTACATTTGACCCAAGCACTCTCTTGAATAAGGACAAGAAGTCTCAGGTAAAACATGAGACGGAAGATAGCAGTAAGAAAGCAGGTTCTTAATGAGTGTAGAGAAAGTTTCAGACTATTTAGAGCGTAAAGCTAAAGCAACCTTTCGTAAAGGTTATGAAGAGGTTCTACCTCTAATTAAAGATGGTGACTCTGAGTCGCAACTTCGCACGGTTGGTTCGGTTGCTCGCACTGAAAATCTTATCGGTATCGGTACCAACAACCGAGCTGAAGGATTTCACTTTGAAGAAAAACACTTGAGTACAACTGAGAAGTATGAGCAACAAGCTCAACTTGCTTTCAACGAAGAGTACATGAAAAGAGCTGACGAAATTGATAAACTAAGAATTTCCGAAGCAGTTTCTCAGTTTGCAATAGGATTGCAAGAAGGTTCTACTAATGATTTTGCTACTATGATTCAAGAGCGAAAAGAGGAAACAAGCGGTATCTCTGAACTCCCACCGTCTAATAGTTTCAACATTCCTCAATATGATGAGGAAGAAGAGGAACCGACTGGAGGTTTGGAAGAAAATACTGACTCTGACTTTACTCTCGAAGACCCATATTCGGTAGAACTAGTGAAAGATGAATTGCAAGAGTTTTCGTTTTCAGATAGTTTCAAGTTTTGATTAGTTTAGGTGGTTAGTAAGTACATGTTTTATGAGAAAAATGATTTCAAAATCCTGTTAGGATCAAACGCTTTAGAAGGTTGTACTGACCTAAGAAGTGCTTGTAGACGTGGTTTTGACTTATATTTCAAAGGGATAAACGAGTTACAAAGTGTTGAAACTTACTCTTTGAAACAACTTCGATTTGTAAAATCAAGACAAAGTGATAACCAATTCGGTATCTCCTTTAAAGGCGCATTTCCTTTCTCTTTCTCAGTAGATATTGAGAAAGGTACGTTAACAGTCTCTCCTTTCCTTTTGTCTGATGATGTGTTAGCAAAAGTAAAAGAAGGTCATTATGTTCCCTTGGTTCAACTCTTTTTAAACGCATTTGCAGAGAAGGTTTGGGCTTACCACAATTTGGATTTGCTAAATGTTATGTTGGAGAAGTACAAACCAGTAGGTAGTCCTTATACTGTAAGATTTGTACTAAATAGTAAAGCAAAAGATAGGTTCTTATCTCGCTTTAGTGAAGACTTGATTGAATGGTGCGTTTTAGACGATTACCCTCAAACGCTCCAGAATATCCTCCCTCACGATTTAGATTCTCTAAAGGAATTTATACGCAAAAACTTTTACAATGGATTTGACGCTCTCTCAGAAGCTCTCAGAGGGCAGTCTACACTTTGGTCTGACTATTTAGCAGGTAGACCTCCAACTGGTGTTACTTACAATCCAATGCGCTTGGTTGGTGCGTTAGCTTTAGAGTTAGAGGAAACAGTTGAAAAACGTTGTCGTTTCTTATATTTGGAAAGTGAGAATGGGGAGATTACACTTTACCAACGTGAAGGTGAGGTTTATGTTGAGGTTCTTCGATTTGATAAGGAAACGGGAGAACTCGGTATCCTCGATAAGAGTTACACTTTAGGTTTCGACTCTACTGAGCAGAAGATGAAAAGAATTGAGGTGACTGTAGATGAGTCAGCGTAACTTTGGACAACATCGAGATAATAATGAAGGTGGTTGGAACGGGGTTCCTGATTGGGGTTCCCCTCAACAACCCCATCAGCAACCTTCACCACAAAGAGGTGGGTTTGGTTCTTCTGATTTTGGTTCTGAGACAACTAGTTCATTAGAGGAAGAACAAGGATTCAATTCACGTGGGGGTTTTGAACCTCAAGGTCAAAGGGGGAGTGGTTTCGGTTATGAACAACCTCAACAACCTTACCCAAATGAGTTCCAACAACAAGGCTTTAACCAAGGTCAAAACGAAGGTTGGGGTTCACAACCAAATCAAGGGTTTGAACCTAATGGATTTAGCCAAAACCCTCAAGGGTATCCCCAAAATCAGTTCGACTCCAACCACTATGACCAATATGGTCAAATGGAAAATAGTGCAAGCGCACACCCAGTTAAGAAGAAATGGTCTCCTTGGTCTATTGGTTTAACTGTTGTCATTGTGGCAGTCTTACTCCTTGGTATTATGGTTTTTGTAGCAAATAAGGCGAAACAAAACCCTTCAAGTGAGTTGAAAAACAAGGTTACACAAGTAGAAAAAGGTGCTACAGATAAGAAGTCAGCGGCATCCGACAGTGACCGTATTTTCCCGGAAGGTTCTCCGAAGAAAGAAGAGAAAACTTCTAGCTCAACTTCTGCAGAAGAAAAACCTAAAGAGAAAGCTGAGAACTTAGGTGGTAGTGAAAGTAAACCAACCACTTCAAATACTCAAAACTTAGATGGTGCAAAAGTTTCGTCTGAGGTCTTAGTTGCTAAAGGCGTTGTAAAAGAATTACATTTAGAAGGCAATTCCGACTTAGCTGCTACCTATAAAGCAGTCTTATCTGTTGGCTCAACTACCATCTCGGTATCCCTTAATTTCGATACCGCAAGCCAACTAAAAATAGGCGACACTGTAACTGTTCGTTACCGTAAATTATCTGATGTAGATAAGGTTGTTATTGAATCTGTCACAAAATAAGAAAAAAGTCAGGAGGGTATCTATTTATCTCTTGACTTTTATTTATTGGCATGCTATACTAATTTTAGAATTTTTCAGAAAGATACGAGGTCAGCTAAAGCATGGTTAGAATGTTGAATTTAGGAAACAGTCCTAAAATGCCAGAGAAAGAAAAGAAAACCCAAACACTTTCAGATGCACTGGGTCAAGAAACTGCTAAACCGACTGCACCTATTCATAAAGTTCCTACAGTTGAAGTTCAACCAAATGGAGAACAAGAAGGTGTAGTAGAGCCACTAAGTCGAGTAGTAGGGGAAAAAGTAGGAAAACCAGTTACAGTAACACCTACTGAAAAACCAAAAGCAAAAGAAGAAAAACCGACTACTACAACCCCAACTACTGAGGGTGATGATAATGCTCCAAGAGCAGGTGGTATTTCTCTAGTAGGTATTATTCAGTCCAATGTAGACAAAGTTCGAGTATTTAAACGTGGTGTGTACTATGATGCAACACGTGTCGTAGGTTACATTTTACGAAACGATGGAGTTGAAGAACTTGAAGTATTTGATGATGTTCTAGTACCACAAGCAAAACCAAGTACAGTTTATCAACCAAACACAAGTTTGTTGTCTACTGCGGAAGATTTAAAATCTGTACCTAAAGTTCCATTTGCGATTGGGGAAACACGTGTATTCACAAAACCGGCTTTGCTTGCTTTGAATGAGTCTTGTAAAGAAATCGGTTCTCGTTTGGGTATCGGTGAAGCTCAACCAGTCGTTGTAAGTCAGTTGATGGACTTGCACCCAGAGTTGACAGAAGAGGTAGCTACTGAAATTGCAAAAGACTTTAAATTTGCTATTCAAGTTCGTGATGCTCGTGGAGAAGGTATTTTGGTTCCTGACCACCCAGAGGGTTTATTCAGTCGTTTGTCTGTAGCGATTGGTCTTGCGCTTTCGACTGAGACTTTGAAAGAAGAAGTTGCTCGTCAGTTGTTGAAACACAAATTGGTAACAGATAAAACACCAGAAGAGTTGTTATTGATGTTGAAAGATCGTCTCAACTTGGCTCTTCCACAAGGTTTATTACTCCCAGTAGATTTGTTTGAAGAAGTTTATGAGGTTAAAGGCGCTCGTAGAGCAGTTAAAGGTTCTAAGGTTAAACCTGAATTTGAGCGTATTTTCGGTGTGTACAATGAGTATAATCAACCAAAATCAAAACGCACACAAAGAACTCAAACTCCTAAGTCTGACAAAGAAACCAAAGGTTCAATCAAACCATCGGTATCCTCACAAGTCAACTTGGCGAATTACTTTGCGCATTATACTCAAGGGAAATAATTTAGAATTAAGAAACGCACCATTTTGGTGCGTTTTATGTTTGTCATCAAACCTATCAATCTACTACCACTATTGACTTTTAAACCTTTTTATGATATAATTAACTCACTAAATAAACTTAATTGAAAGTGAGGAATTTTCTATGGCAAAAAGACCAAAGAAGAAAAAAGCAGGAAATAAGACTCCTAAAACCGGTATTGTCTACACACCTTTTTCTATGGTTCGTAGAGTAAATGATTTATCGAAGTTAGAAGGGAAAGCAGAGCGTACCTCTTTTGAGATGCAAACTCACGGTATGATTACTGCCTTTGAATTTTTGAATTTGTGGAAGAGTGGAGAAATTGATACGACTGCTTCAAGTCGTATTGGCTTGCAACCTTATTTAAACCATTATGTGGGAGTAGCAGGGCGAATTACAGATGTCCGAAAGAGCAAAGACGGGGTATCCCTCTTGATTTTAGACCCCTCGTTAGTTGGTACGTTTGGAGTCCGAACAAAGTCTGAGGTAAAACAGTTAGTCAAAGAAGCAGGAGGGAAAGACAGTAAGTATTTTCAAGATATACCAAATCAACCTATTTTCTCAAGTCATGTGTGGTTGTTCTTACCAGAGGTTGACGCTTCCTTGTGTAAAGATACGGCTTTGTATTTAGGTTCTGTGATTACATTCTATGCAAAGGTTGAATTATATAAAGGTCGTGTGTCTACTTCACACTCTAATAGAGCGCCTAAATACGGTCTAGGCTCAATTATTTTGAATAATAGTTATATGCCTTATATGGTGCAAAGAATGAACGAGGACAACTTTAAACCAGCTCGTAGTGGTCGTAAAGTTCAGATGATGTTTGGTAATTACAGACTTGGTACAACCAACGACTTTGACTTGCGTTACGCAGTTGCTTTGATTGAAAAATCCAAGGTTGAGCCTTATGTCGATTGGTATTTCCAAATTCGCAACCTCAGTCAAAAAGCTCATTGGAATTGGATTTACCACTTTATGATGGATTGTGACCCAGAAGTTGAGAAAGGTTTAACTAAGTATGGAAATTTCAAACCTCTGATGATTAAAAACAAAGTAGGCTTACCTATGGAGTTAGAAGCTCTTAAGTACAGAAAGCAGCTAAGAGATAAAGTGGTATCTGAAGGTCTCGTAGACTCTTATGATAAACCTACTGATGAACTAGATTTATTTTGCAACTTCTCAGATTGTCTTGAACATTTGGAGAAGTTAGGTTTTAAGGACATTCCAGTAAAAGATACGCTTTAAATTATAGATTTTTAGATGAAATTCCAATAAGGTACTTGACAAAGTACCTTATTTTTGATATAATAAAGAAAGTTAAATGGATAAAAGAAAAAGGAGATAAACCAATGAATAACATAGTGTATATGACTGAGGATCAAGAGCGTAGCAACCGATTAGAAGTTGAAAGCAACTTAGCAAACCTCTTTAGAGAGCGAGTAGAAACGAAAGGAAAACAAGTTCGTTCGCTCTGTCGAAACATTGCCCTTTGGGTTACTTTAGGGGTATCCACATGGTTTCTTGCTGATATGGGGTTAAAGCTTTATGAACAACAGTTGATGAACTCAACTTATACCATTCGATTTTTAATTTCTGCATTAAACTTGTTAGTGTTCTTAGGTGGTTTCTCTGTTATGTATTTTACAATGTATCATTTGAGCCACACTCTCGTAGGTTTCCGCCTATTCAACCGTGGTGAGTATTATGAGCGCAAAGACTCAACACACTTGCCTTTGTTTGATAAGATTGAGCGTGGGTATTACACTGATATGTACTTCCAATCAAATGGGTATATTTCTAAGGTGTCCGTACCAAATCACTATGCAAATCGCTTTGAATTAGGTGCTAGTGTTCCAGTAGATGTTGCAATTTTGATGTACAAACAATCAGGTCGAGTTCGCTTGGTAACAAACTGCGTTGGTTCACGTGCCAACAATGAACAAGAGTTTCAAGAAACTTTATGGAGACACAATGGTAATTTAAAAGCTCCACAACAAGCATTGGCAGGTTCGGTATCCACTCCTCAAAAACAAATCGGAATGAACTAGAATTTTTGCATTGCATAAACGAATATTTTATGGTAATATAGTTTAGCATTCCGAAAGGGATGTCTAATCGTCTAAACTGCGGGGAGATAGTAGGGTTTACCTACTATTTTCTTTTCTTTTTGTTTAGTTTATCTTATTTGCTCCAAAATATTGCTATTTACAACAATTTGTGGTATAATAAAGAAAATTAGAAACGAGGTATTTTTCAAATGACTTTATTAAATGCACGTCCTTACCCAGTAGGCAAACAAACCACTTTGTTTTATATTGATGAACATTACAAAGTTCAGCCTTTTACAGTAACAAAAGAAATGGTAGAAAGTGGTTCTGTAAGACTTCCTAAATTGCCTTATGATAAAGCAGATTATGAGTTGTATATCAAAGAGGGACAAGTCTTCACAGACCACTTTGATGGAGTTATTGTAACCTATACTGAGAAAGAAACAGGCGAGGTTCATGAGCCTTTTGCTTGTGGTTTTCTATCTTGGGAGTTGAGAGATATTTTCCCTAAATTGGGTAAGATTTTGAGAGAGAAGATTAAGCAAGACAATAAAGAGAGGTATCCTCTCATTCGCTTTGTAGCTGCGAAAACTTCTGAAGTGTTGACTGAGTTTCCGTATGAGAACTATTACAAAGAAAACTTTGCCTTGAATGAAATGGGTAAATATATGGCAAATGGTCATTTAGACCTTCTAGTTCAAACTTATGACAAAGAAACAGATGAATGGATTCCATTTGAATTGAAACGGTTGGACTATTGGAAAGCTTTAGAAGATACAAAAGCGCAAGTACAAGAAGAAGTACAACGTTGGAAAGAAGACTTGTAAAATGGCAGAAAATTTTGCAACAAAATACAGGTCAAAAGATGTAGACCGCTATATAGGAAATGAATTAGCAGTTCAAAAACTTTTGAATCGCTTTTCTTCCAAAGACGGAGAAGACTATCCAGCTTGTGTGATGATTTCAGGAGCAAGCGGTTGTGGTAAGACTACAATGGCTCGTATGTCAACTAAATTAGTCCTTTGTGAGAATAAGCAAATCCGTAAGTGGAAGAACAGAGATTATTTGTTACCTTGCAACCGATGTAAAATGTGTCAAGATTTGAATGAATACATTGAGACTGCAGATGCTACAAAGCTCTTTTCGGTAAAAGAATTAGACTCTTCTAAAACAGGGAACGTAGATGCAGTACGACAATTTGTAGAGTCTGCTTCTATGCCTAAGCTATTTGCGGGGTATTCTATCTTTATCTTTGATGAGTGTCACTTGATTTCTAAAGCAGGTCAAGAAAGTATGTTGAAGTTTACCGAGGATGCCCCACCTAAGTCTATATTTTTCTTCTGTACCACTGACCCTCAAAAGATGATTGAACCGTTACAAACTCGTATGGACTTAAAGATTGTAATTGAGTTACCTAGTGTGGCAGATAATGTGAACCTTATGACTTGGGTATCAAACGAAGAAGGTTTCGCTTTTGAGAAACCGGCTTTAGAGTTAATTGCAGTTCGTTCAAATTGTGTCTTTCGTCAATCCTTGAAACAACTAGAGAACGTTTACCGTTCTTATGGTTCAGTTCGCTACGATGATGTTGTTAAGGTTCTTGATGTAAATAAAAATAGAGGTCTTTATTTTGATTTCTTAGAGTTTCTAAGAACAAAGAATACGGTTCTTTATACAAAGACTGTACATACTGCTATGTTGGAAGTTGGGTTGAAGAACTTTGTTGAGGGTCTGAGAGAGTTTGTGAAGCGAGGTCTTTATATTTCATTAGGTCTTCATGTATTAGGAATTACCAAAAATGAATTGAAGTTGTACAAGGACTTATTTGACAAGTTCAACAATGAAGAAATCTTAGCTCTCTTGGAGTTCTTGAACAACTTAGGACGAGGAGATATTGAAACCCAATTACTCCTCCTTGGGTATCGTGGGCTTCTTGCTCCTCAACTATCTACTCAATCAAATTCACTTGTAGGCGTTGAAGTTAATGAAATTAAAGGCAACGAAAGAGTTTTGGAGAGCAAACAAATGGCTCAAAAACATAAGGAAGACAAAGCAGCACACCATGAAAACACGGTTGCAAAAGCGCAGTTGGATTTAAAACCGATGTCAGCAGACCAAATGGTTGATATGTTTGATAGTTTGTAATAAACTAAAGTAAGGTAGACTTTAATTAAAGAAAGTAGGTAAAAATGGCAAAACAACTATTCAAAAAACGTTACACAAAGAAGTTTGCAGAAACTTATGAAGTTCCTACTTCAAAACCTGATTATAGGCTTTTGATTGTACTTTACCCTTTACAGAAAGGTGACCCTTTCTATGATGAGGATATTGTAGCGATTGATAAGTTAGATAAAAAAGGTTTCTTTGTGACAGTATACCCTTACAAAAACTTAGAAGAACGCAAACTTTTGCTAAATGGTTTAGTTAAAAATCAGTCTTTGTGGCAGGAGGTTGAGTTATGATGCATTTATCTGAGTTCCCTCCTACTTATTTGACCGACCATTTAGCTCATGACATAAGTAGATGTTATGATTTAACAAGAAACAGACTGTTGATTCGAGTTAATATGGCTTGGTTGCTTGAGATTCAGATTAAGAAAGTAATGGCTTACCATAACCCAACAAAGTTTAGCAAAACTAAAGGTTCTCATAATGTTTTACGTTCAATCTTTAAACTACAAGAGGTGATACCTGAATTACAAGACTTTATTGATAATATGTATTTAGAGTCCTTGAATTTACAACGACTTGGTGCTATTCAAACTTTCGATTATGTTAGTGCTCGTTATAAATGTGCATCAGAAGTATTCGATTCTGACCTACCTTACGTTGAAGATATGTTTGAATTATACTGGATATTGTCAAACCACACACGAGACTTGAACATACTATAAAGAAAGCGAGAAAAACAAATGTCAAAAGAAGTAGTAGTATTTACAAAGCGCCCAGAAGATGGAGTTTGTCCTGGATGTAAGATGTTGAAGCGTAAGCTCGACTCAGAGGGTATCCCGTACAAGGAAATTCCTTACGACCCAGACAATGAAGAACACGTTCGTATTGTGAAAGGTGCTAAATTTAGCGCTCTTCCAGTAACTTTCCCTAATGGGTTGGACGACCCTTCGTCTGCTTTTAGTGGGTTTGCACCTAATAAAGTAGCAGAAATCAAGCGTAACTTGGCTTTGTAAGAAAATGGCAAGAGATGTTGGCAAACATCTCTTCTTTTTTGTTAAGAAATGCTTGTCAAGTAAAAAGTTTTTTGATAAAATAAACAAAATAAAGAGAAAGTTGGTGCGAGTTTTGGGTAAAATTTCAGATTTAGTCCTAAACCGAGACTTTAGAGGGAGAAAATTTGCTTTAGAAAGTATTGTCTTTCTAAACACGTTAGCCCTCCTACCTACAACTGCTTTTGCAAATACAGATTCGTTAGGTGGGGTGCCCGACTCTTCATCAGCGGTATCCGATGCAGTTGACACGACAAATACAATTACACGTGAGCAAGCTAACAACATTTTGCAGAATGTAAGAGACGCCATTCCAGAGCCTTCAAAAGACCGTGCATTAGATCAGATTAACAAAGCGGTCAATACAAGTAGAGATTCTAGTTGGGATATGGCGATGGATGCTCTAGCTCCAGTAGGTTATGGGTTGATGTTCCTAGCCAATATTTTATGGGGTCTTGCGACTTTTGGGTATTTCTTCCAAACTTCTGTAGATGTACTTTGTTTGGTATGGTCTGGTCCCCGTGAATATTTCATGAACAAACTACCGAGTCAAGACCAAGGTTTTAGTTTGAAAGGTTTCATTGGTTCTTTCTTCACTTTGTCTTATGACGCTCGTCAAATCATTGAGAGTGCAGGGTTGAGTACAGGTTCTCAACAAATGCAAGGTGCAGGTGGTATGGGTATGAACCGTGGCGGCATGGGTATGGGTGCTCCAATGGGTTCCCCTATGGGTGGCATGGGTTCTCCGATGGGCATGAACCGTGGAATGGGCATGGGTGGAATGAACCAAGGAATGCAGAACAAACCTATGGTTTCAACAGGTAACTTGTTGAGTCGTTATGTGTCACTTCACATGAAAACTTTAGTTGCTCTAGGTGTTGCCTTTGTAATCTTTGGAACATCCTTTGCGACTGAGTTTCAAGGTCAAGCGGTATCCCTAATTGTCGCCTTGATTAAAGGTGCTTGGAACTTGCTTTTACAAGGGTTTAACTTTATTTCAGGACATGGATAAGAAGGTGAGTTCATGGCTTTCTTAGACTTAAAAATATTTAACAATTTAAAGAACAGTGGAGATTCAAGGTTTGGTGGACATCACGCTCACTTAATGAAAAGGCGCTTGGAAGCTGATTTATTGGAGTTAGCTGAAAAGACTTTGAAAGGTCGAGTAACACATTGTTGCATTGAGGTGTCAGACCAAGAATTACCTTTAATGTTGGAGGTCTTATCGAACCCTACGGTTCAATCTCGACTTCAATTCCAACAACAAGAAATACCAACACAGTTCTTAATTGGATTTAGAAACTTGACTGTTTTCTAAATTTCAAGTTTGCAGTTTAGTAAGGTGAGGTTCAGTTCGCATGAGTACAAAGGCTCGGTTGCCTTATGTAGAGGTTATAAAAGAAGTAAGTAAATTAGTTCATTTGAAGTATGAAACGGTAGACAATATTGTTTCATACTATAGAGAAGTTTGCTTTGACGCTATTACTAAAGGGTATTCCTTTGATGTGTTCGAAGGGTTGTTCATGAAAGTAACGGTTTCAAAAGACCAAGCTCGGAAAGTGCTACCTCAGACTTATTTGTTAAAACGAGTGAGTGAGTCTTTAGACTTGTCACTCACAGTTGTACAATCGGTGCTACAAAAGTTCCAAGAGTTGACTTATCAAGAAGTTGCAAAAGGTTCAGCGGTATCCTACATTAACTTAATTTCCTTTAACCCAAGCGCCACAAGGTCTTGGAATAAGGTAAAAGTAGGTTCAGCAGTTTTAACACTTAAGAAACAGGTAGGAGTACAAGTTCGTTTGGTTTGTACCAAAGACTTTAAAGAATTAGTGGGGAAATAACCTATGGAGGGGAAGACTCACAGATTAGGTGGTACGGTGTGTGCAATGGCTGGGTTCATAACTTTAAAGGACTCAGGTTACTTAATACAAAGTGATTTGGTTTCTCCAGCGTTACAGTTCTTGGTCATTTACACAGCGGGGATTTATGGTGGTATGTGGTCGGATAACGACCACCATTGGGATTCGAGTCCATTAAAAGACCCGGCTTCTTGGTTACAAAATAAGGTCTTGCATATTGCAAACACGCCTTATAAGAAGTTAGATGAGAGATTAAGTAGCAAACAGAAGAAAAGCTCTGTTCTGTATAAAACTTTGAAATTCATGAGGTGTATCCATCGCTCGTGGCAAACACATAGTGAGTTTACACTTCTCATGATATTGTGGCTGATGTTCAGTCCAACTTTCTTAGGATTTACAGGACGTTTTGACCCTCTGTTATGGTTACTAATAGTCACAGGGTTTGGACTTGGGGTGATTTCCCATTTAGTGTTAGATATGTTGACTACGGAGGGAATTCGTTTCGCTCTTGGTGTTTTCATCAAAATATTCTTTCCAAACATTCCTATGTTCACAACTATTCGTTTGGTGCCCGGTATCTCAACCTTCAAAACAGGTTCGGAGTGGGAGATGGCGATACGAAAAGCTTTGTCTATCATACAATATGGTATGTTAGCTTTGGTCTTGTTGGACTTAGGAGGGATTTCTATCTTACACTATTTTAGTTGAGGGTATTTTCGTACACCTCAAACCGTTGTCTTATAGTTATTGGAAGTAGCAATAAGAGAGCAGAACGAAAGTTGTTTCGTATTGTAGTAGGATAAACTAATAAAAATAAAAGGTAAAGTTGCTCCAACAACTTTAACCAGATTTGAGGTTTATCTATGAACATTTCTAAAACAGCAAGAGGAATTCTTGCAACAGTTCTAATGTCTGCTAGTTTAGTAGGCGCAGGTTATATGTCTGAAGTGAGTGGTGTCACAAACTTCACTGATATTGCAGAAGTACACGCTTTGGGTGGTTCTGATGCAAATGCTAGTTCAGAGTCTATGAGTCGACTTCAAGAGAAGGTTTACGATGAGGTTTCAGGAAACACTTATCGTACAACTACAGGTGATGGTCTCACTGGTTCTAAGATTTATAACCAAAAAGGTGAAGTTACAAGTAACTTTGACAAATTGACTGAGGGTGACAAAAACAAGGTCATTCAAGACATCAATAGAGCAGTTAAAAAGACTGCTGACAGAGATGCGACAGCGATTGAGTCAGGTGAAGCTACAAATAACGCAGTCACAAAAGGTACTGTTAACAAATTCTGGAAAGACATGAGAGAAGTTCGTAAGTCTACGGCAGGGTATCTCATTTCTGTCGCAACTGCTGATGTAGCTGCTGACTGGGATGCTGCTTCAAATTTCTTGGCTCCGTTCTATCCATTCTTTAACAGTGCGATTGCGGTATTCTTGATTTTAGCTTCATTCTCATTCTTTATCCATTTGGCGATTGCAGTGTTCTACTTCATGACTCCTTCATTCCAGTATTTTGTAAAAGATGCTGAGAGTGCTAAAGGTGCGAGGGGTTATATTGCAAGCATTATTCCGAAACAAGCGGTTACTGCCAACGACCAAGCTTTGGATAAAGGTGGAAACCCACTTCTTATTTACATTGGTAAAACTTGGGTAATGATGCTCGCTTATGCGTTAATCTTGATTTTCTTCGCAACCAACTCTATGTTGGTCTTGGTCGGCCCGATTTCAACACTTTTTGCATCCCTTGTTGGATTGTAATTGGTCGATTCGTCAGAAAAGAGGTTATAAATGGCACAGTTAAAATTCGTCAGAGTTTTACAAGTAGCCTTGTTATCCTTAGTAGTGAGTTTGGGGTTGTGGGGTTTTTCTTCACCCAACTCCAATCTTTTGGTAGATGTCGTACAAGCTAGAGCGAAGTTTGATGCAACTACTGTGAGCGAGAATAGTATGCCTTTTGTCATTGTAGACAGTGAAGCAGGGGTGTCCTCAGTTGTTGATAACATCAATAATGAGATTAGAGTACAGTTAGTTGTACGTTCAGATCAAGTATCTGACGGTTGGAAGTTTGTTTACTACAACAGTAGTAAAAAGCGAGTTTCGATTGACCGTAAGAACTTTTTGGAATATCCTATGAATACTCGTCAGAAAATCATGGATATAGCTTTGAGTAACTTGAAAGATGACCGTTCAGGGGGGTTATCTGCAAGAGATAGAGCAAGGCTCTATAAATTTGTAGAAGACCAAGATACGAATATTTCAAGTGTTCTACAAGCAGTTAACTCTGATGTAACGGCTGACTTAAATGAAGCACAAAACATTTTGAAATTCTTTACAAGTCCATTAGGTACTTTGTTGGGTATTCTTACAATTTTGATTTGTGCAACAGTTGGTATCTCTATGGCGATGGATGTTTTCGCAATGATGACTCCAAGTTTGATGTATCACTTTATGAAGAAAGGAGACAAGCGCCCTGTGTTGATTTCACCTGAAGCTTGGTTCTCTTATAAAGATGGTATTTCAAAAGGTGCGCACTCAAATTACATGATAACGTACTTGTCTCGCTCTGTTCCAAAATTAGTGGTAACAGGTGCTTGTTTAGCCTACATTATGATTGGTAATGCCACGGCTCTTGCGATATTCTTTGCCAATCTATTTAACCGATAAGTTGTTTTCTTGGAGCTTATCGTTAATTGGTAAGTTTCATTGCAAGCAACTAGGGAGCCTCGGTATCGTTGGGTACTGAGGTTTCTTTTTTCAAGAAAGGAATCTTTAAATTCATGTTCGGACAGAAGAAGATTAAAGATAAACAAATTAAATTAAAGGAAACAAGCAAGTTCTCACGTTTTGTAGACTCGTTGCGCGAGGGTTCGATTTTGTTCTTTGGGGGAAAATCGGTAGATAAAAGAAAATCAACGAGTCAGTTTGTTCCAATGACTTTGGAGCAAGTAGTAGTTGAAAATAGAAGAAAGAAAGTCAGAAGTTTTGTAGGTAAGACTGTAACTTTGGTTTCGGTATCCTTACTTCTCGGTTCGATTGCTTTGCAAGTAGGTAGTTCAGTTTTAGGTTTAAAAGCTGATTATACTACTGCTTATGCTGAGAACAAACAAGGTCAGAAAAGTTCTGCCTTAGAGCGATCTATTGACCAATTAAAGATTGCAGCAGGTGAAGCTGATGGTTCTTTATCCGGTGGAGCAAAGGGACTCTCCCCGGCAGAGGTTAAAACAGTAGGGTTCTTTATCTCTAACTGGTACTCACCGTTTACAACACGTGTTTCTATAAATGGTAATACTGTTGGGGATGCTCAATCTGACATTCAAACCATTTTAAGAACTCACGCTGGTTTAGCTGATGATCCAGCAGGGGAGTTAGCGAAACTAGTTGCTAACTTAGGTGCTAAAACTTCTGAACCTTTGTACTTAGCTAAGTCAGATGATAATGGTCAAACTTGGAAGTCATTACAAACAAAAGCTACTTACTTTGAAGTGTTATTTGGTTCTGTAGGGTTATGGTCTAAGTCGTTATTAACCACAGATGATGAAGTTTCTCTTAAAAATCGTTATGAGTATAATGTAGATAAAGGTACTTTA